GTGTTTTCCCCGCAGTTGCCACTTAGGGGTTGAGGTCATGTGACGTGTGTTGCATGGCCTCTTTTTTTATGTATACTCAGGGTTATCTGACGAGGTGTAGAGTATGCAAAGAATAGAGATAGTAAAAGGCGTAGAGATGCCCAGTCCAAAAGTAATCTTTGATTACCCATATGAGGAGATGGATGTAGGGGATTCCTTTGCCGTGCCTGTGGAGTATCGGGACAAGGTTTACAACGCCAACTACAGGGCGGGTAAGCGTCTGGGGTACAAGTTCACTTGTAAGAGTAACGGGAGCACCTTGCACGTTTGGAGGGTTGCTTAGTGGGTAATCTGCTCTGGGAGGAGGAGGATGAATTGCGGCACAGGTGTCGTGTGCTGTGGGAGAGTCTTGTCCAGGTGCAGAGAGAGAAGAACAAGTTGGTAGCGGAGGCTTACGGGTATGGATTTGCAGAAGGATATGCAACAGCAGTTGTACGCATCTCGTGTGAAACTCAGGAAGGAGATGCAGCGTGCCCTCGCTTGCATTAGCAAGCCCAGTAAGAGAAAGCTGGCAAAAGAGTGGCGGGAGACGTACAGCGAGATCTTCTACCGTGAGCTGATCAGCTGCGCTAAGAACAAAGAGATTCGGTTAGAGATTGCTAGGTGGGATGACGAGAGAATGGGGAAACCTAAATGACTAAAGACGAAGCATTAAAACTGGCACTATCCACACTGGACGAAGTAAGGCAAGAAACATTTCGATTGATGAGAGATGGCCAAAAACTTTATGCAGAAGAAAAGGTATGGAGCACTATCATTTCCATCAAAGAAGTATTGGCACAACCACAACGCACATGGGTAGGGCTGACGCCTGAAGATACTTTTGAAATTGGGGAAAGATTAGGTTTATCTGATATTGCATGGGTAGATTTAATGCAAGCTATTGAAGCCAAACTCAAGGAGAAGAACACAAGGGAACAAGAATGAAGATAGCAGTAATAACGCCTTACTACAGAGAACCCTTGGGGTTGTTGACCAGCTGCATGACCAGTGTGAGTCAGCAGACTTACAAGAACGTGCATCACTTTATGGTGGCAGACGGGTATGCTAACGAACACATCAAGAGCAGCTCTAGACTCACTCACATAGAGATTCCCAATAGTGGGGACTTTGGGGACACCCCCAGGGGCGTGGGGGCAGCTGTAGCGAGTGCGCTCAACTATGATGCCATTGCCTTTTTAGATGCTGACTGCTGGTTTGAACCCAATCATCTAGAGACAATGGTGGGGGTCATGAGAGAGGCCAACGTGGATTTGGTGACTTGTCCTAGAAACCTTTACAGAGAAGATGGGCGGTTCTTGGCGGTGGACAGGGAGTCAGACGGGTATGACTTCAATGACACCAACTGCTACTTGTTTGGGAAAGCTGCCATACACCTGGCACGCAACTGGATGTTCAAAAGTAAAGCAGACTCAGCCATAGGAGACCGTCATATGTGGGCCAACGTGAAGGCCCATAATGTCAAGATGGCAAGGTCATTAAAACCAACCCTTAATTACATCACAAGGGTTGTGCAGCACTACAAGGAATTGGGGGAGATGCCTCCTAAAGATAGCCAGACGATCATGATCACAGACAAGACAATCGAGATTTATAAACTAGCCAGGATGATTTACAAATGATGCAGCCACAAATCCATTGCCTTTATTGGCCTAATGTGGACAAGAAGATTGTCAACGCTCACAAAGAAACCTGTGAGCATTTGGGTTTGGTGGTCAACTACACAGAGCAAGAGATACCTCATGGCTTGTGGATGGACAACATCATGATGTCTTCTATTGCAGAGGCCAAGTTGTTTCTGGACATTGACTGTGTGCCCACCAACAAAGAGATTGTGGACAAGGCTATAGGGTTTGCCCTCCACAATAAAAGCATGGTGGGAATTGCCCAGGTCAGTAATCACATAGCACCCTATTCGCATATCTATGCAGCCCCCGCCTTTCTAGCCATCAGTCGAGACATTTGGGATGATATGGGACGGCCTAGTTTCTGTGAGAACGAAACGTGTGACGTGGCAGAGAACGTGAGCTATGCAGCCGAAATTTACAAGGTTAAATACAAGACTCTCTATCCAACCCACTACATGAGAGAACCGGAAGGTGGGGCATGGGACTTACACACCTATGGCAAGTATGGCATTGGGACGCATTTTGAGGGGGGCGTGTTGCATTTGTATCAGGGCAGAATGCCTGACAACGCTATGCTGTTTCACAACCTTTGCAAGGGCATTCGTAGCGGTGAGTTCAAGCATACCAACATGACCCCATCCAGAACGCCTCTATGAACTTTAATCTCCAGCAGTTCTACAAGTTCTGCGCTGAACTCAAGATTGAGACCAAGGAAGAGGGTCTCAAGAAGATGGGTAAACTCCTGGGGACTCAATCGTATGTGATGGGTGAAATTGATAAAGGCTTAAAAGAAGATGTCCACTTTTTCGTTATTCTTAAGGGTAGGCAGCTGGGGATTACTACTGTTAGCCTGGCTCTTGATCTCTATTGGCAATTTACCCATCCTGGCTGGCAAGGCACTCTGGTTGCAGATACAGAAGAGAACAGGGATATGTTCCGCTCTACTTTGGGAATGTACATTGAGGGTCTGCCTAAAGAATTCAAAATTCCTCTGGTGGCCCACAATAGAAACCAGATGGTACTTAAAAATCGTTCAAGGATTTTTTACCAAATCGCTGGAAATAAAGCTAGGCTTGGGCAAGGCAAGGCTATTACTTACCTACACGGGACAGAAACAGCCTCTTGGGGAAATGAAGAAGGACTCGCTTCTCTCATCGCGTCATTAGCAGAAAAGAATCCAGAACGTCTATACCTCTTTGAGTCTACAGCTCAAGGTTTTAATATGTTCCACGATATGTACAAGACTGCTAAGAAAGCACGCACCCAGCGAGCGATCTTCTGTGGCTGGTGGAGAAACGAATACTACAGCGTGGATGCTGAGAGCAAAGAGTACAAAGTGTATTGGGATGGCAAACTCAAGTCAGACGAGAAAGAGTGGGTCAGGGAAATCAAGAAGTTGTACGGGGTGGAGGTCAACAGCAGACAGATGGCCTGGTGGCGGTGGAAGATGGCAGAGGGTATCAAAGACGAGACCCTCATGTATCAGGAGTTCCCGCCTACCGAGGACTATGCGTTTGTGATGACCGGAACGAGTTTCTTTTCTAACAGTCGCTGCACAGACGCAGCCAAGTATGCAAAGGGGTTGGACTATGAGTGTTACAGATACGCGTTTGGACAACTCTTTCAAGATACAGAGTGTCTTCAATCAACAGATCGTCTCGCTTCCCTTAGAATATGGCAACAACCAGTTGACTCAGCCTACTACGTCATTGGTGCTGATCCAGCCTACGGGTCATCAGACTGGGCCGATAGATTCTGCATTCAGGTGTTTCGAGTTTATGCGGATGGTCTTGATCAAGTGGCAGAGTTTGCAACATCAGAACTCAACACCTACCAATTCGCATGGGTTATTGCTCATCTGGCGGGGGCATACAAGAATAGTACGCTCAACCTAGAAGTGAACGGTCCAGGCCAAGCCGTGATCAACGAACTAAGAAACCTCAAACGCCTGGCTGCAGCAATGACAGGGGACACGGGCAGAGGCTTGATGGACGTGTTGGGCAGTATGTCCAACTACATCTGGAGACGCATGGACAACATGGGTGGCCTGTCCTCCTCCATTGGGTTTGTGACCAGCTCTAGTTCTAAAGAGCGTATGCTGTCCTACATGAAAGATTACTTTGAACGTGGCATGATGGGCATTTACAGCATGGATACGCTAGAAGAGATGAAGGGCATTGTGCGGGAGAACGGGTTTATAGGCGCACCAGGCCGTGGCAAAGATGACCGTGTGATAGCAGCTGCTCTAGCAACCATTGCCTGGGCAGAACAAGTGCAGCCAAGGCTAATCGGTATGCGTCTATCTAAAGAGATGTCTCTCAAACAAGACGAGTACACGCCAGAACAACTTGCAGTTGGCAAGAATGTCTCCAACTACTTGAAGATGATAGGAGTCTACGGTGGAAAAGACGCACGCTCTTAGCAAGCAACAGCTCATGACAGAGATCAAATTGTTCTTCAAGGACAAGGACAGGGGCATTTCTATTGAACTATTTGGGGAACTGGCGGGACTTTCTAAGCTACACATGGAAGAAGTGTTCGTTAAAGAGAACAGACCGTTGACTGAATACACCCAAAGACGGGTCAACAGGGCTTATGCCATCTGGAAAACAGGCAGAGTGAAGGTCATGCGTAAGTTTTCAGGCCACAGATATGTAGATTTCAGGAAAGAACCAGTTGTTCCTATGATGTCCCAGCTCAAGATTGACCTATCAAGTGGGGCAGCAAAGATCAAACTAGGGGCTGTAAACAGGCATGATTACAGTAATTTCAACGATATTTTGTCAAAAAGGGGGTAATATGGGTGTTCTAAAGGACTATTTCTGCGAATCTCATGGTGTATTTGAGTCTAGAGAGGCCAAATGCCCGATAAAGGGGTGTAATGCTGCTTTATCTGTGGTTTTTCTTCAACCAGTGGCTATAAAGTCATCCAAGACCACAAAAACAGACAAAAACCTACAACAGCTGGCTATGGACTTTGATATGACCGACATCAAGTCCACCAGGGCGGGTGAGCACCAGTCTGGCTACCTAAAACGCAAGAATAAGCTGTCAGACAAGGAATTTAACCAGGCAACTGAGGCTATGGAGGCCAACAATAAGCGGATGGCAGCGCAACCTAAAGAACCACGGCCTGGGGATAGCGTTATGTGGGGCAATGGTGGTAATATCAACCTAAAATCTGTGATGGGTGGGCAGTTTAAGGCCGTAAAAGACGAATCTGTTTCCATTATGCCCAGAGATATAGGACAATTCACACCACCCAAGGCGGGTGCTGGGACTATGGTTGATCACGAGGGTCTGAAAGTAAAAACATGAAGATTCCAAAGAATGCGCTAGATCGAGATGAGTTCTTTAAGGATGTCATCTACAAATGTGAAGTCTCTTTAGGCTCTCGCAAAACTGACTACGCATCTTTGAGAAACTGGTACTTGTTTGGCAGTGGGCTTGATGAAGCCCCAGCCCTTTACAACAAGATTTTTCCCCACCTAGACCAGCTCACCTCGTTTCTCTACTCAGCAGAAACAACCAGGTTTAGCATTAACTTGGGTGCATCCATACCCGAGAACGAACACCAAAAAGTCCCAGTGCTGACCAAGGCACTCAATGACGAGTGGCTCAATTCCAATGCCGATCAGGTGTTTTCTACCGCCACCACCTGGTCACTGGTTTACGGGACTTCTTATGTTAAGTTAATCATGAACAACGGGATTCACCCGTACATGGTTGAACCAGGCACTGTTGGCGTGTTGCGTGAAGACATTACCTATACAGACCGCCAAGAAGCGATCATTCAGAAATACTACATCACCAAGTCCGAGTTGTACGCACGCCTGTACTCGCACCCAAGACGAGAAGAAATTGTGAACCGTGTTGGTTCTATGCCACACGAAAGAACAGAAGTTGCCAGCGGCCTAGAGAGGATCATTCTCTCTCAAAGCAATCCTACCATGTACGGTAATGTGAACCTAGACTTGGCGGGTGGCAACAGATACAAAGCCGAGGTGTCAGAAGATACAGTCGAGATGACTGAGCTGTGGATATGGGATGACGATCTAGCAGACTACCGTGTAGTCACAAAAGCAGACCCTGACGTGATCATTTATGACCGCCCAGGTGAGTCCCTCTTCATGAAGGGTGAGCTGCCATTTGTGCAGCTGTGCCCTAACCCGCTCTACGATTACTACTGGGGTGGCTCAGAAGTTCAACGCCTGGTCTTCTTGCAGCAACTGCGAAACAAACGCATGAGCGAAATTCTAGATTTGTTGTCCAAACAAGTTAGCCCACCCACGGCACTTATTGGATTTACTGGAATTCTGGATGAGAAGAATTTTGCACTCAACCGTGCGGGTGGCTTACTCTCAACAGATATGCCCAACGCAAAAGTAGAGAAGATGGCCCCAAATATGCCACCTGATCTATTTACAGAAATCAAAGAAGTGGATGCTATGTTTGAGGAGGCCAGCGGTATTGGCAACGTCCTCTCAGGCAAGGGTGAAGCGGGGGTGAGATCAGCGGGTCATGCAAGTCAACTGGCTCGTCTAGGTTCGTCAAGAACAAAGAAGCGTGCGCTCGTTATTGAGGACAGTCTAGAGAAACTGGCAACTCTTTACCTCAAATGTATGCAGCTATATGACGATACAAGGTTCAAAGACACGCAAGGCCACACGTTTATTGCAGAGCAATTCACCAGTAACTTTACTGTGAAAGTGGACGCTCACAGCAACTCCCCCATCTTCATGGAAGACAACAGACAGATGGCCTTTAATCTATTCAAGGCTGGAGTGATCGACAAAGAGTCCTTGTTGGACTTGATCGAACCACCCATGAAAGAAGAATTGAAGTCACGTCTAAAGCGTATGGAGGCAAAGCAAGCTGGGCAACCCTCAGCTCCTCCATCTCATAAAGAGAAACCAGAACTGAAAAAGGTAGGTTAATCATGGCAACTAAGAATGTGGGTGGTCCACAAACTCAACCCCGTGCAGATCAACCCAGAGTAAGCTCTGAAACTCTGAAACGGGAATCGTCAGGACCTGGTTTGACATACCGCCAAACTGGTGTTAAAAACTCGTCTGGTGGTAGAACACAACGCTCTTACGCCAGAACTTAACAGGGGATTCGTATGTACAAAGCACACAAACGTGGTCGTAAGACCAGACGGTAAAGACTTCTTGCAAAGAAGAAGGGTATGGCTGCCTTCCCTTTGAAATAGGTGGCCGCTGCTCAAGGAGTTGCATCATGGCACGCAAAGCACGCAAACATAAGCGCAAGTAATTGCACTTAACGACTTTGGGGGGTTGTCGCTAATCACCCCCCACCACTTGACAGAAAGTTTGTAAGTGGTTACAAACTAGGGCAAGGAGAAATAATGAGTGTTCCGCAAGACAAATTGATGGAGTTAATGGGTGGACCTAAGTCCGCTGGTGCGCTCCCGCCTGTACTGCCTACATCTGCTGGTATGGGTTCAGCCCCACCAGATGCAGAAACTCCACCTATGGGTTCTCCCATGTCTACCCCAGAACCTAAGATGGGTAGCAAACAAGCTGCCATGATCAACCTTGGTATGGCGCAAGACTTGCTAGAGCAGTCCTTGGCCTCTATCGGTTCAGACTCAGAAGAAGGCAAGTCCATTTTGGCAGCTATCTCTACGCTGAACAAGGTGCTAGGTCCACGCAAGAACAAAACAAACGAGTTGCAGCAGTCTGAGATTATTCAGATGCTACAGTCTCTACCCCAAGCTGGTGGCGCTACTCCCGAGAGTAAGTCACTAGCGGCTGCACCCCTTCCTGGTATGACACCACCTGGTGGTGGAATGCCTCCACCCCCTCCACCTCCCCCAGGTGGTGGTATGCCTCCAGGTATGCCCCCACCTCCTGGCGGTGGTATGCCCCCCCCAATGTAATAGGAGTTAATCATGGATCTCTTTAAACCCAGAGGCGCAGCGTCTCCCCGTAGACCCACAGACAACAATCAAAAGAACGGTGTTGTGATTAACACGCCCCGTTATTCTCAATTCGGTGGTTTGTCAGGTGCTACAAAGGCAGCTACAAATGGCATGAGAGTTGAAAAGCCAGCTGACGGCAAAAAAGTCATCTAACAACGGTAAGAGGGTAACAAAATGTCTTTAGAAAATCTGTCACTTGAACAAAGAGACGAGCTTGCTGGCTTGATGCAGCAACTCGCAGACACGCCAGAAACACGCAAGGATATATTGCGGTTGACGAAAAAGATTCGTCCTGGTTTAAACGTGCCTGAACTCGACATTGAGGACAACACAAACTCAGCACTTCATCAGATGCGTTCAGAAAACGAGGCTCTCAAAGCCAAGTTTGCACAACGTGAAGCAGTAGAAAACCTTGAAAACATCAGACGTAAAGTTGTGAAAAAAGGTTTGGTTTCTGAAGATGAGATGCCGGAAGTTGAAAAGTTAATGTTGGAGAAACGCATTGCAGACCATGAAACGGCTGCAGAGCACTACAACTGGATGAAACAAGCTGCAAAGCCTACGCCTACAGGGTACAACCCCAGTGCTATTCGCCAATTTGATCTTGGTAAGTATTGGAAAGACCCTAGAGGCGCAGCGCAGCAAGAGGCCGTGCGTGCTTTCGCAGATTTGCGGAAACCCACACGTCCTATCGGTTTGTAAAAGAGGGTGTAATTTGTTTGGGCAGAGATGCCCGTCTTTAAGGAGCTAACTATGGCTATTGGTGGCGGTATTCTGCCTCAAACAGGGTCAAGTCAGTTTACAGAATTAACCTACGTCACAAGACGTGCGTTTATTCCTAAACTGGTTGTCCAACTGTATAACTCTACGCCACTAATGGCTGCGTTGATTGCTAACAGTCAACAAGCCTCTGGTGGTGTTTCTTCAGTAACTGTTCCCGTTCAGGGCGCACAGTTTGTGAACGCTCAGTGGTCTGACTATTCTGGCTCTTTTGCCCAGCCGTCAGTCCAACAAGGTGCTTACAACGCTGAATTTGACCTCAAGTTGATGATCTCCCCAGTCCCATTCTTGGGCATGGAGGGTGTTGCTCAACAAGATGCTGCAATTATTCCGCTCATTGAAGCCCGTATGAATGACGCAACAAACGTCATGATGGACGCAATGGCAACGGCCTTGTACAACAACACTACCAACAATCAACAGTTCATCGGCTTGCCCGCTGCTGTGGATGACGGTACAGGTGGTGCTACATACCAAACGACTTACGGCAACATTAACCGCTCTACCTACACTTGGTGGCAGTCTAAGGTTTACGCTGCTGGCAACGTGAATCCCACAAGACAAAACATTCTCCAGTACATCTCTGGTACAGTGAAAAAGGGCGCAGAAATGCCTTCTTTCGGTGTCTGCGGATTTGGTACATGGACTTTGTTGGCTCAAGACTTTGTTGGTCAAGAGCAATATGTTATTACCCCAGGCTCTGGCTTTGACGGTGACAACAACGGCCCTCAAGCTGCTTTCCGCGCTTTGATGGTTGCTGGCGTGCCAATCTATCCAGACCCATACTGCCCAGAAGGTACTGTGTACTTCCTGAACACCAACTACTTGTCGCTCTATATCCACGAGCAAGGTTCGTTTGTGTTTACAGGGTTTGAGTCCACTCTACCCAATTGGCAAATCGGTTACGTTGGTGCTGTTCTTATGATTGCTGAATTGGTGTCTGTAAAGCCCAAGTCAATGTCTAAGATCACTGGCTACAACTACTTGTCGCTATAAGGAGAATATAAAATGGCATTAGCTCTTAATAAAATTATCCTTGCAAGTGCAGTCGCTAATACGCCTGGTGCGTATTTCCAGATTACCACTACTCCCGCTACCACAGTTGGTAACGTCATTCCCGCTGGTGTTTACATTGTGTTTCCCACTGCTAACGTGACCATCCAGGCCACTTCAGCAGTTAACACAGCTGGTAACGCAACAGCAACCTCTATTGTTCTAGCAAACAACACTGGTGGCATGATCTTCTCTGACGGTGTTAACGTGTTTGCCAACTCTTCTGTTACCAACGCTACAGTTACTTTGTTGACTGTTGACGGTGGTCAGAACGTGTCTGGCACATTCAATAACGTCTAAGGAGTTAGATCATGGCAAACGCTGACGCAGTTGCACAACTGTATTTAGATTCATTTGGCAATAGTCGGCTTGGTGTTGCTACAGCTGTTTCACTTGCAACCACTGCAAATGCGGTTGCTACAATTCCCCTAGTAGTAGGTGGGTTGACAAATAGTGGCAATGTAACAAGTTCTGGATCTGTCATTGTACGCAGAGTAACAATTAGCAATCCAAGTGCTAGTTCAAACAATGCGTATGTGACGATCACCACCAGTTCAGATGCAAATGCAAGCAATGCAATCGTTTCTAGCGTTGTACTTGCTAACATTACTGCAGCTGGTAGATACCAAGATCTGACAATTGCACAACCTTATCTTTCAAACACTGCGGTGTCTGGCGCAACAACTTCTGCCTTGTATTTCAATGTAACTCAAGGCAATGGTACGGCAACAGTGACTGTCTCTGTTTATGGTGACGTTGTTTCATTCTAATGAATGTGTTCGTAACTAACCGTGGGGACTTACAGCTTGCTGTAGGTCCTTACGAGTTTAAAAAGAATAATTCTGTAGAGCTACCTCTAGAGGTGGCTGTGCAGTTGTTTGGGTATGGCCTTGAAGATCGAGAGCATATCCTAGTTCGCTGGGGTTGGATTCAACTTCACAGTGAGCTGAAAGAAGGCTTAAAAAAGTTGGATCAGTTTGAAATAACAACTGAAAGACCAGGGAAAAACAGCTCGTTACCCTCGGCTGTTGTTCGAGTACCCTTGCGTCTTGAAAAAGGCGCGGGGGAAAAAGCACAGCGGGTAGCATAACATGGACAGCAAATGGCAACGCTTAACGACTATCTCAGCCAAGTTGAAAATTTGCTCCATGACGTTAACAATGTTTTCTGGACGCAAAACCAGCTAACAACCTACATTAACGAGGCGAGAGAGCGCACGGTCAGAGATACGGGTTGCCTACGAAACCTACAAACGACAACAGCTCCCCTGGCTTATAACTCTACAGCCCTGACAGGTGTTTCACCCACCGCATGGGCTGGCAACACCGCAGTCACGGCTGGTCAGTACGTCTTCTCCAACATCTTTAACTACGTCTACACCCAGAGCGGGACATCTGGCAGCTCTGCTCCAGCCTATCCATCTGGGTCTAGTCCTTTCCCCCCGTCCACCCCTTTTGCAGACGGCACTGCCCAGCTGCAGTATGTGAGTAACTGTGAAATCATCCCTTTTAATGCTCTCCCACAGGGTATCAACGTCTATGATGTTGTCAACATTAACCTTTATTGGGGCAATAGTAGGATTCCTCTGCGTTATCTGCCTTGGTCCAACTTTACCGCCCAACTGCGATACTGGCAGAATTATGTGGGTAGACCCATCTGTTTCAGTATGTATGGACAACAGGCAATCTACATTGCCCCCATTCCCGATCAGTCTTACTTCATTGAAGTAGATACCAACATATTGCCCACAGCTCTGTCTCTCAATAGTCCTAACGTCACTGATAGCATTATTGACCCGTGGAATACGTCTGTGCAATATTACGCAGCCTACAAGGCTAAGTTTTACGAACAGTCCTACGGTGAGGCTGAGATTTTCAAGCAAGAGTACAACAAGCACGTCTTGAACATACTCAACAGTACGTTCACTAGAAGGATTCCTGATCCATACAGTAGTGGAGGGTAAGCATGGCCTCCGCAGAACAGAAGAAGTCCTACCAGGTAATCAAGGCTTTCAAGGGTCTCAACACCAAGGCCAACAGAACCGCTATCGACAAGGATGAGTTCTCCTGGTTAGAGAATGCCATGCCCGTGGGTTCTGGCAATATGCGGATTATTCCCACCAGTAGCAACGTGACCAACGGTGCAAATGCGGTGGTATTTACCAGCAACGTCACTTATCTCACTTCTGCCAATATCAATGATGATTATGTGGTGGCTGCACAGTCAGACGGGTCGTTACAAGCATATGACCTGACTTCCAACAACTTTGTCACTATTGCCAGCACAGGCACACTTTCAAATGCAAACGTGTCTTCTGGGCAATACCAGAATACTGACTTGTTTATTGGTGACCCCAACAAGGGTTTGTTTGACTGGAACGGGGTTAGCCTGATTCCTGTGGGTTCTGTGGGCAGTATTGCTATCACTAACCCAGGCATTAACTACACTTCTGCCCCCAACGTGGTTATTTCCACGCCCAACAATGCTAACGGTGTTCGGGCTACTGCGGTGGCCTCAATCACCACGGGTTCTGGTGGGGTGCAAAGCATTCAGGTCACTGCTGGCGGTTCAGGATTTACGTCTGTTCCTACCATCACAATAGCAACTCCTGACGTTCAGGGTGGCAGCACGGCTACGGCTGCAGCCACTATTTCTGGCGGTGCGGTGGTGGCTATTTCTGTAATTACACCTGGTTCTGGCTATCTAACACCTCCCGCTGTGAGTATTACTGGGGGCGGTGGGTCTAGTGCAACTGCAAATGCAGCACTTTCCACGGGTATTGTGAACAGCATAAGCCTCACAAACGGGGGTAGTGGGTACACGTCTCAGCCTAGCGTCACCATTTCTGGCGGTGGCGGGTCTAATGCCAATGCTATTGCCCAGCTCGTCACGTTTGCCACAGGCGTGGTGTCCATTCAGGTCACCAACGGGGGCACGGGTTATGGTCAATATGGCAATTTAGCGGTCACAATCACGGGTGGCGGGGGTGCAAATGCCAATGCAACTGCGGTTATCTCTGGAAACGTGGTTAGCCAGGTCATTATGAATAATCCAGGCACAGGCTACACGTCTGCGCCTACTGCTGTGGTTTCTGGTGGTTCTGGTACAGGCGCAAACCTTGTTGCAACTGTTCAGCTAAACCCCATAGTGGACATTGCCACCTTTTCCAATCGTATTTGGTTGGCACAGGGGCGCACGGTGTACGCCAGTGCGTCTACAAGCCCCACAGATTTCACTTCTGTATCTGCTGTAGCGTTCAACATTCAAGACAGTACCTTGCACGGCAACATTCAGGGACTCTTGTCTGCCAACAATTTCTTGTACGTCTTTGGAGACGATAGCATCAACGTGTTTTCGGACTTGCAAGTGACCTCCACAGGGGCTACGGTGTTCACAAACACCAACGTGAGTGCGTCTATTGGTACTTCCAGAATATACGCCATTTTCCCTTACTTCAGGTCAGTCCTGTTCATGAACGACTACGGGATTTATGCCCTGGTTGGTTCGACAACTACCAAGATCAGTGACCCTCTAGACGGTATTTTCCCCTATATTGACTTCAGCAAGACCGTCACAGCTGGTCAAACGCTGCTCAACAACATTCTTTGTGCGGTGTTTAACTTTTATGTGAACAGCTCCTTCCCGCTAGGACCGTCCGGATCACGCTACATTCAGGCTATTTTCTTTGAAAAGAAGTGGTTTATCTCTAGTCAGGGCAATATTCAGTATGTGACCTCTGTTCCATTTAGCGGTAAAGTAAGACTTTATGGAACTGATACTAACAAAGTATTAAAACTGTTATACAACGATACAACCAGCGCAATTAGTTCGTACATCCAGACTGCACTCAATGAGATGGGTGACCCCATCAGGACAAAACAAGCCCTCAAATTCGCTGTAGAGGCAACTTTAACGCAAGGTGGGTCTCTCAGTGTCACCGTGGACTCAGAAAGCGGTTCTAGCCCCGCCTACACGCTTTCTAACACCATTACCTGGACAAACAATGCTGGTGCAACCATAGGTTGGACAAATTACCTATCTCAAACGATAATTTGGACAAATGTAAGCGGGTACTATTTGTATAAGTCAGATGCAGAGCAGTACGGTAAGTATTTAGGATTAACGCAAACCAGTAATTCTGCTGGGTATATTGTGAACACATTTGAGTTTGAACATGAATTAAGAGTGAGGTTCTAACATGGCATTACCAATTACGATTCCCTATACGTTTGGAACAGCGACTGCAGCTATTCCTTTGTCCAACTTAGACAGTGATTACCAGACCGTTTATTACGCGGTTAACGGTATTGGTAACGGTACAGTTGCTCTAGCCAACGTGCAAGTTACTGGTGTTGGAACAACTTTCCCAAACAACTACCTTGCTAACAGCTCAGTTACGATTGGAAACACAGCTGTGGCTTTAGGTTCAACGGCTGCAACAGTAGGAAATGTGACCCTTACAAACGTCACAATTAGCAGTGTTGCCACAACTATCCCCAACAACTTACTAGCCAACAGTTCTGTCACGCTAGGAAATACTGCACTTACATTAGGTTCTACCGTCACGTCAGTAGGTAATGCAACTGTGGCTAACGTCACAGTGACCAACTATATTGAAACAGTCCAGTCCGTGGGTACAGTTGGAGCAACTAGCACATTGGCGCTAACTACAGGTACATTTTTGACGGCTACTTTAACAGCGTCAACACCTTGCACATTCACTATGCCTACAGCAACTGCTGGTAAATCATTCATTCTAAAGTTAACACAGGCAGCAACTGGCATGACAACGGCAACTTTTACTAGCGTAAAGTGGCCTGGTGGAACTGCACCAACGATTACCGCTACTGCATCTGCGGTGGACATTTTGAGTTTTGTTGCTGACGGCACAAATTGGTACGGCACATTTGCACAGGCGTTTGCATAATGTTTGGCGCACCTAATTTCTTCTTTAGTGGGGCTAAAAAAACCACTTATTACCGAGTAATCCAACAATTTAACTCAACAAGCAGTTGGACTGCTCCTACTGGGGTTACTAGCGTTGATTATTTGGTAGTTGCTGGCGGTGGTGGTGCTGGTGGTGCAAATGACACACCTGGTGGAAGTGGTGGGGGTGCTGGAGGTTATCTTGCTGGTACAAGTTTATCTGTTACTCCTGGTACAACATATACGATTACAGTAGGAAGTGGAGGTACTGGTGGTACTGGAAATGGAGGAACTGTTACAAATGGAGGAAATTCTACTTTTGGTTCATTGGTAAATGGTTCTACTGGGGCAGTAGGTGGAGGTTTTGGAACATCTTATTCGGTAATAGCACCATCATCTGGCGGTTCTGGTGGAGGAGGAGCTTGGAGAGCCACATCAGGTACTGTAACAACTGGAGCTTCTGGAACAAGTGGACAAGGTAATAGTGGCGGTAGTATTGGGTCAGGAAATGTTGGCACAAATTATCAAGGTGCCGCTGGCGGTGGCGGAGCTAGTGCGGCTGGAACAAGCACTTCAGCATCTAACAATAATGGTGTAAGTGGTGGAGCGGGAACTGCTTCAACAATAACAGGTTCGTCTGTTACTTATGCTGGTGGCGGTGGAGGAGGTGGTGGTACTGGAACAACACCAGCTGGTTCTGGTGGAACAGGCGGTGCTGGTGGTGGTGGAAATGGTGCAACTGCTGTAAGTNGTACTGTTTCAAATGGTTCATCGGGAACTGCTAATACAGGTGGTGGTGGTGGAGGTGCGGGCGGTGCGGGTNGTTCTGTTACTTGTAAAGGTGGTAATGGTGGTTCAGGTGTAGTCATCATTTCTTATTTAGTCCCAAACACAACAAAAACAGCAATCTTTACTGGTTCAGGTTCATGGACAGCACCCACAGGTGTGACAAGTGTTAATTACCTTGTCGTAGCTGGCGGTGCTGGTGGAGGTTCTAATACCTACGCAGTAAATCCTACTTCTGGCGGTGGGGGGGGTGGAGCTGGTGGGTTTTTAGCTGGATCAGGTTTATCTGTTACTGCTGGAACAACTTATGCAATTACTGTTGGCGCTGGTGGAGTTGGCGTAGATGCATCCGCTACAAATGGAACAAATGGAGCAAATTCGTTATTTGGTTCTTTAGTAAACGGATCAACTGGTGCGGTAGGTGGAGGGGGTGGTGGAGGAAATACAAAAACTGGCTCTAATGGTGGCTCTGGCGGTGGGGGGGGTGGAGCTGGTGTTGGAGTCTCGGGTGGAACTGGCACATCTGGTCAAGGTAATGCTGGTGGTAATAATATAGCATCAGGTACATATCTTGCCGGAGGTGGTGGTGGAGCAAGTCAAGCTGGCAATACTGGTGGTCAAGGTATTGGTGGTAATGGAACTGCATCATCCCTTTCTGGTTCAAGCATCACTTATGCTGGCGGTGGAGGAGGTGGTGGGTATACATCCGCTGGCGCTGCTGGAGGTTCAGGTGGTGGTGGATCAGGTGGCCTAACAAATGGAAGTAATGGTGTTTCGGGTACTGCAAACCTTGGCGGTGGTGGTGGTGGTGCTACAGGGGCCAGCGCAATTGCAAACTATTATGGTGGCAATGGTGGTTCTGGAATAGTGATATTGTCATGGTAAAAATATATCAACTTTACGGCATAGACACAGCAATGCAATTGCTTAGACCAGGTGCTAAGTGGCAGATCAGCAACCGCAACATCACGCAATGGGAAGACCCAAGACCATGCCCGACATGGGAAGAAATAGACGCAACAATGGAAAAGATTAAGGCTTTTGAAGAATCAATCAACACCATTTGGACAGACGAACAGATCAAAGAATTAGGAGGTAGATAATGGCTCACTACGCACAAATTGACTCAAACAACATTGTTACCCAAGTGATTGTGGTGGCTGACGCTGACACAGCAGACGCACAAGGCAACCACATGGAATCCATCGGAATTGCATTTTGCCAACGCTTAATTGGTGGCAACTGGAAACAAACCAGTTACAACACCCAAGGCGGTACACATACCAATGGCGGTACACCATTTAGAGGTAACTACGCTGGTATAGGTTACACCTATGACACATTGCATGACGTGTTTTATGCTCCACAACCTTATCCTAGTTGGACAATCAGCGAACCTACATGGATTTGGACACCACCAGTCCCATATCCTACTGATGTAGGCACAGAAGAATCGCCTAAGAGATACAACTGGGATGAGAACAATAGAACTTGGGTGGAGGTCACACAATGAGTACAAATGCGTTTACAAGAACGGGTAACACCGTTGTGTTTTTGGCTGCTGCAACAGCTCCTACGCCCGTGCAGTGCGTTTCTAGCACATTGGGTGGAAACCAGTACAGGATTATCAACTCAGGCTCTGTAACCGTGTTTTTAGGCTACGGTGTTGCATCTACAGATGCTGCTAACAACTCTGCGGTGATCACCACAACAGGACCAGCCTACCCTCTTTTGGCGGGTACAGATGAGATTTTGACGTTTGTGCCTAATGCTTACTTCACAGGCACTACGTCTACGAGTACAGCCAATATTTATATCACCCCTGGTGACGGGATGTAATCATGTTAAAAACAGTTGCAATAACTTCTGGTGGTTCTAGTGGTACTGTTACGCAAGTACAGGGCGCTGGAACTGTCAATGGAATTACATTAACAGGTAATGTCACCACGTCTGGCAACTTGACGCTAGGTGGCACACTAGGCAGTATTACCAACAGCCAGCTGTCCAACAGCAGTGTCATTATTGGCAACACCACTATTGCGCTAGGTGGCACAACTGCAAACCTTGCCAACTTAACCCTAGCCAACGTCACCATTCAAAGCGGTACATTTCCGTCAGGCAACTTGTCATCCAATAGTGCAACCATAGGCAACACGGTGGTGGCCTTGGGTAGCACGGTGTCTACGCTAGGCAACGTGACTATGGCTAACGTCACTATCACAACAGGAACAATCAATGTTACGTCTACTAATGTTGCTGCCACTACTTCTGCTAGTGCTACTTTTGCTAACTCAAGCATGATGCTAGTTCCAGCGGGATACATTAGTGTTGACCTCAACGGCACAGTGGTAAAAGTGCCTTACTATGCTGTTTAAGATGAACGATGACAACCACAACATTACCTTCCTAGATTTACTCATTATGTGGGTAGGGACAGTAGTGGGACACATTACGCTGTCCACTATGGTGTTGTTGGCTACTCTTGTTTATACGATTATTAAGACTTATTTGTTGATCAGGGATAACTTTTGGAGAAAGCCTGATGAACCAAAATGATTTAGCCTATGTACAGTTTGGTGACGTGGAGGGACTCTCTAGGCTTGTCTTTGAGAACTTTCAGCAGCACAGACTTTTTTGGCAGACCCTTAACCGCAACAACATTGCCACGCCTTTCTACCCTATAGAAGAGGCCAGCCCTGACAACCTCGATGACTGGCTACTGATCCACAACCAGATGCACGAGTCACTGGCAAAGATACTGAACCTAGCAAACCCTTTCCAACTGCTAGATGCGGACTGGAACGTAGAAGATGACTTCTATGACTGGATTGGGGTTCACCAGGACATTCACCAGCAAATTGCTCAACGTCTAAAGGTACAGTAATGACTACAAGACTTGAACCTATACAGATACTAGAAAAGAGTATGCAAGGGTCTAGACAAGACCCTAAACGCACTTATGCAGCCATGACACGCCTGGTGAAAGAAGACCCTAAATTTAGGGTTATGCGTGCAAATAACTCGTTGTTTTCGTATTACAACTTAGGCAACGGAAATGCAGATGTTGCGCTAGACACAGCAGATAGTCCTAGAGACTTGGTAAGTAGCGTGAAACAATTTGCAGAGGCCATGAAAGTGGCTAAGTTCAAAAGAGGGCGATTTGATATTAGTAACCCACAAATTGAGAAAGTCCTCAAAATGGCGGGTTTGCAATACAAGTTGATGCCTATGCCTGGTGGTCAGATGGCTGCAGTGGTGGAGGTTTAAATGAGTAATGTTGTTAATACTGTTGTTTCAGATTTTGGAAATCTAGTCAATACCGTTGCCAATGATGTCAACACCATTGTCACGACTGCAATAGAAAACCCTCTGCCAATTATTGAAACCATTGCTGTTGCAGCAATTGTTCCTGAGTTGTTGCCAGGTTTATCTGCTCCAGTATCTGCTGCTATTTCTTCAGCTGCGGTATCTGCTGCCAATGGAGCAAATGTAGATCAAATAGCAATAGCAGCTCTTTCTGCGTCAGCGGGTAGTTATGTGTCTGGTGCAACTGCCACAGGCGTTGCTGGTCCAACTCCAGACGTTAACCAACAAGCATTGGCAAACATTGCTGGGTCTGCTGCTGGGTCTGCTGCGTCTACTGTTATTAGAGGTGGAAGTGCTGCCGACATATTAAATAACCTTGCAGCGGGTGCAGCTGCTGCTGGCACAGCTGTAGGGGCACAAACACTAGGTGCAAGTCCAACATTAGCAAACACCTTGGCTGGTTATGTTGGTGGTTCTCAACAAGCTGGTGGTAGTGTACTTACAGGATTAGAAGGTGCAGCTGGAGCATTGGCTAAACCAGTTCCTTTATCTACACCTACGCCCACCCCTACAGCATCTGCTGATTATTCTGGTGATATAAACAGCTTAAATCAACAAATATATACCGCATCTTCATCAGCATTTGCTGGCCCTGGAGCTGGACCACAAGCAACACAAGCTGTTGCTGATCTTACAAATCAAATATTAAGTAAATTACAAGCTGCTGCAATAAACCCAGCAACAAGTCCAGAAGAGTTACAAACACTTGCACAGTCTGCTAGTCGATTTATAGACCCAGCCGTTTTTGGCAGAGCAGTTGGAGCAATTGGTTTGTTATTAACACCCTCGACTGCGGGTGATCCAACAGAACAAGCACAGGTTGATGCTAAATACAAAGCCCTGTCTAATGTTTCTCAACAGGTATCTGGCACTGCACCGTTATCTCCTCTGCCTAGTATTACATTGCCTCCCGCACCAGTTGTAACACCTGTGACAGCTGACGTTGCCAATGTTGCTACTGCTCTCAACATCAGCACTGATGAGGCATTACAGCTACAGCAAACCAACCCTAATTTGTTTAAAAACATTAGTGGTACTGGTGACCAACCAGCATTTGTTCCAGCCAACCCAGAGACAATGAGATCAACTGATCTTGTTAATAACCCCACAACAGGTGCTAATGACAACATTGTTTTAGCTAGTGGTAAAACACCAACAGCAACATTACAAAGTCCCGCTACAACCACAGCGACTCAAACCGCTGCTGTTACGCCAGAAAATCAACTGGTAATGACCACTGACCCAGCAAGTCAAACTGCTTTAGTTATCACGCCATCAGGTCAAATAACTGTTGTGAGCACGGCTAACCAAACAGTTCAGCCTGGTCAAACTGTACAAGTTGATCCTACAACTAGAACAATTACAAACACACAAACATCAGAAACTATACAGGCTCAACCTGTTAGCACTACACAAACCGCTACAAAAACCGCTACATCAACGGCTACACAACCGTCTACAGTAGCAGAAACAACCGTAGCAAAACAGACTTTTCCTACGTCTAGCACTTCACCTCAAGTTAGTGGTCAAACAGCAATTTCAAGCCTTACATCACCATCAACAATTACATCAATTTCCCCAACAGGTGAATTTGCTACGCCCACAAGTCCAGTTGGGCCAAACGCACCTACAGATTTAACAAAACCATCAACTCCAAAAACACCTTCTGTACCGTTGCAACCATCAGGTGAACCATTTCCAACAGCAACAACAAAATCACCCATTACGCCATCTGCTGTTAGCACTTTGCTTAGTACAACACCTACAAGTGAACTTTTAGCCACACCACCGAAAACAACATCAACAGAAACAGGTCCATCTACAGAAAAAACGCCCTATCCAACTTATAAACCTGACGTTTTTGTGGAAAGCAATGTCCCTAAAAAGTTGGCGGGTGGCGCTACTATTCCTGGTACTTTGCCCACAGCGGGTGAGTCTGTGGGATTAGGTGGTGGTGGAGGGGCTGTTTCTGTAGAATCAGGGCAGCAACAAAAACCTGTCTGGAACGTGGCCTCGCTCAAGTTAAAAGACGAGGCCGAGGGCACGCCTGATTACGGGGCATTATCATCAGCACTGGGGATATGACATGGCAACAGCACTTAGAAACCTGACCAAAATGGGTACAGACGTGAAACAAATAGCACGTTTACTCCAGAAGAAAGCCCCTCCAGGGCATATGCTGGCTTACATTTCTCCAGAAGAAGCAGAGGTTCTCAAGCAAAGAGGTGGTTCTGGACGCATTACAGAGGCGGGTATTCCCTCGTTTGAGCTAGATGATAATTTAGCATTACAAGGACCAGGACCACAGCCTGTAACAGAAGCCCCAACAGCTACTTCTAAAGAATACGGTGGGGATCAATACGCACCCTTAACGACACTTCCTAGTTATGACATACAACCTAGTCCTGTAGCATCTGTACAAGCTGGCGCACCAGAACAAGCCCTTGCTGCAGATTTTTCTTTTCCTACACCCAAAGCTACTCAAATTAGCCCCGTTTATACTGGTGGTGCAGCTGCTCTTACACCACAAGAATTAGCACTTTCACAAACACAAGGACCTCCTAGTGAGGCAAGTTATACACCTCCACCTGGACAAACGGCATTTCAGCAATTACCAGACACTGGAAAAGCACCAGGCGGTATGTCAGACCAAACCAAGGCCAGACTGGGCATTAGCGGTCTAGAGGCTCTTCTAGGCGCATCACAAGTTAGGGCAGCACAATCACAAGGTCAGGCTGCTAAACAGGCTCTACAGGCACAGGCAGCACCTTATCAACAGCAAGGTCAAGCATTGCTGGCAGCCTCACAAAGGGGTGAACTCACTCCCGCCAACCAGCAAGTCCTTCAGGCTGCACAAGCACAGGCAGCGCAGAATGTGGCTACTAGAGGCGGTGTTGGCGGTATGCAAGCCCAAAACCAGATTAACGCACTACAACAACAGTTGCTACAAAGTCAGCTCAATTTGGGTCTACAGTTGCAGTCTGTGGGTGACAAGATCGCTCAAGGTGCTATTCAAGCTGGTGTTCAGGCAGATCAGTATGTCAACAACCTGACCTCAAGTTACGCCATGAATATTGCTAGAACATTAGTTGGTGGCGCTCCTGGAGAACCTACACCAACTGTACCAAGGGGTTGATATGACAACAACATTAGGTAAACTAGGATCAGGCACATTTGGGGCGTTTGGGTCACAGGACCTTGCTTCTGCGAAACCTAAAACACCAGAAGAAACAAGAACGTCTTTACAAGAAGATGTGATGAAGGCCGCCAAGGCCGAGAGTGAAATGGAAACAGCACAGAAGAAAGAAAAGTTGTATGGTGAACAAGAAATGGCTGGTGCTGAGTTAGCAGCAAAAGAACAGTATGCTAAAGAAAGAGTGCCAGAAGACTTGAAAACAAAGCTAGAAAAACATCTAGATGAGCAGTCAAAACCATTTGTGCCCACAAAAGAAACCACAGACGATCTTACTGCTTTGTTTGTGACCACTAACTTACTTGGATTTTTAATAGGTGGTAGGGGTAAAAACAATGCCCAGGCTGCCATGTCTGCCATGAACGGGATGCTAGAAGGCCACCAAAAAGGCCGTGATGACTTGTACAAGAAAGAAAAAGACATCTTTGACGAAAATCAAAAAGTTCTTTCTAAGTCTATAGAGCAACTCAGAAACGAGTTAAAAGACGCTGCAGAGACCGCAGCAGTTGATTCTCAGTTAGGCATTGCCAAGGCTAGAGACAGCATTGCCAAGCACGGTTTTACCACTCTCATGCCTTATTTGGAAAAGCAAGGGTTAGTGCCCACTTACAAGTTGGCAGAGCAAGCCTACAAGATGAATGAGGACAACCTGGCTAGACAACAAAAGCTAGAGGAAAAAGCTGCATCTGCTGCTCACATCAAATTTGAAGAAGATCAAGCCTTAAAAAGAGGGATAAGAGAAGAGCGAAAGCTGGGCATTGAATTCACAAAACTCAAAATGGCTGAAGAAAAAGCAAAAGCAGATGCTGGTCAACTGACTGACACAAGTATCAATGATGCTGCACAAGCTATTGCTAACTATTCACAAGCACCCCCATCTTTGCGAGACAAGTTGCGTAATCTAATTTTGGCAAAAGTGCGGGTAATTAATCCAGCGTACAACGAGAACGAGTACAAAACAACTGGTGCTGCAGAGAGATACTGGACTACAGGACAGGGAACAAAACAGTTGCAATCATTTAATACGGTTGCTGGTCACCTATCGTCATTGGAAGAGTATGCAAAAGGGTTGCAAAATGGTGATGCTAGACTTGCAAATAGGGGTCTAAATTACTTGCAAACTGAGTTTGGTGCAAACAATGTAACCAATTTCAACACTGCCAAGCAAATTGTTGCCACTGAGATTATTAACACAATCACAAGAGCTGGTGGTGGCGTGAAAGAACGTGAAGAAGCCTCTGCTAACTTTAGTGCTGCCAATTCACCAGAACAGTTGCAAGGTGCTATTGACGTTGCGAAAGAATTGATTAAGGGACGTTTGGATGCGTCTAAACAGCAATATGAGGCGGGTACTGGTAAGAAAGACTTTGACAAGTTCTTAACTGATGATGCCAAGAGGTCTTTTTCTAGAACAACTGGACCTACTGCACAAGTTGCACCAAGACGAGAGTTTTCCACCCTAGAAGAAGCAATGGCCGCCAATCTTCCTAGTGGCACAAAAATCAAAGTGAGTGGCAGAAATGCTACGGTGGAGTAATCATGGCAATAGTTTTTGAAGACGAAAAGCCTAGCAAATCCACAATTAGGTTTGAGGATGATTCCTCTAAGATTCCTACTGGCGGGGAAAAGACTGTACCCTTAAGAGGAGAGTTGGCGGGTGAACCTAAGTTTTTGGAATCATTTTTGCAAACAGCGCAGATGGTTCCAGAAGTGGGTTTGCTTGCTGGTGCTGCCAAATTTGGTTCTACTGGCACTAAACTAGCACCATATTTTGAACGGTTTGCAGAGGCGGTCATTCCAAAAACATTGGGTGGTGCAACGGCTGCTACTACAGCTGCTGGATTAACTGGTGTTGGTGGCGAGGCAGCCAGAACGGTTGCAGCCAGAAAAGGTGCAAGCCCACAAAAACAAGAGACTATAAAAGAACTTACAGAGATGGGTTTAGGACTAGGTACAGCTGGTGCAGTCAAGGGCGGTCAAGCATTGGCAAAGGGTGCAAAAGCCTTAACAGGCGCACCATTCAGAGAGGCTGCTGGCGGTCTACAAACATCAGCAAAAACACTGGCAGAACAGTTGGCTGCACAAGAACGCGTGTCTGGAAGAGAACTGGTTAGCAAACAACGCCAGGCTAGATTGCGTGCTGGAAAAGAAATACAGACAGCAGAGCAACAAGCAGCACAAGCAAAAGCTCAATTAGGCAGACCGCAAGACCCGTCTACAACAGGATCAAGCCTGGTTAACGACATCAAGGGTGTAAGTGATGTTAAGCGTCAACAGCGTGCTGCTTTGGCAGACCAAACTTATACGGCTGCATTTGATTCAGCACGGGCAAAACAGGCAAATAGAGATTTCTGGCAAATGTCAAAATCAGGCCAGGACTTCTTCACAACCTTAGAAAACAAGATTAAAACGTCTGATACCACCAATGTTAGTTCTGCGGAAGAGTCCGAGATCAAAAACATTATTAACGAGTTGCGGGGCAAAGTAACGGGACGTGGGACAAAATCAGTCTATGACCCAGCAAAAGGTATTATTGAAGTGCCTGGCGACCCAATTTATGCACCAGCTGACATTAAAGTTGTTGTGGAGCAGCTGCGTAAGTTAAGAGAGGCCGAGAGAGGTTTTCCACCTCAAGGCTTTGAGGCCATCACAAAAGGCCGTGCAAAGGCTATGGCTAAGTCACTAGAAGAATCTATTGCTAATTGGGATGATGGTTTGCGTAAAGCAGATCAGACATACAAGGCCATGTCAGAACGCTTGTATCCAGAAGAGAGCAGACGTGCAAAAGCAGTGCTTGCTAGACAAAAATATGACGTAAATCAGTTGGCTGCAGACCCAGTAAACGCACCTAAAAAGTTCTTCCAGAGCAAACAAGGCATTGAAGACTTAACCAACCTTTTAGACGGGGACACCAAGAAGGTGGCCCAATATGCAAATCAGCACGTTATCAACGAGTTGTCTGCCAAGAAAACAGCAAAAGAGGCTGAGAACTGGGTCACGGATAAGAACAATAAAGACTGGATGAATGCTGTACCAGGATTGCGTGAACGTGCCGAGGATTACGTTAAGAAGCTGCTAAAAGCGGAGACCGAGGGCAAGGCTGCTGAAGAGATGAGAAAACGTCTCAAGTCTGCTGGTAGAGGTAATTTACGGGATGCCATCAACAAGGTTAGAGAATTAGAGTCACAAGCGTTTGCAATGGAATACGCTGATCCCAGTAAAGTTGGTAGTCTAGCCAGGCAGTTTGCTCAGAAACTCAAAAAAGAGAACCTTGCGTCACCAGCTCAAATTGCTGACCTTGAACGTCAAATTGCAGACGTTGAGGCAAAGTTTGAAGGAAAACAACGGGCGCAACGCATGGCTGTTTTGGCAGCCAAATACTCCAGCCTGGGTTACGGTGCATGGGAAGCAGTAAGAATTTTAGGCGGTAAATAATGAGTAAGAAAAAAGAAAAAGGTATCAATCCAGCACTAGAGACTGCCATCTCTGAAATGCTAAAAGCAGTGATGGTAGACCCTACTGCCACCATTACAGACAAGACCAAGGTTATAGACCGTGCCCTGAAGTTGGAGGCCATCAAGATGAAGATGCAAGATGACGAGTGGGGTAGTGGGTTTATGGGATTAGAAGACGAGGAAAACGAGGCATAATAGAGCTTTTTAAGGGGGTTCTATGGATAAAGTCTCGTTGATCACGTTAGCGTTGAAAGTTATTTCAGATCGTTTAATCACGATTCTGGCACTGCTGATGGCGTGTGGATTAACGTCCTACACGTTGTGGGCGGGTGATTGGACAAGGGTAGCAACACTTGCTATATTTGTGTTATTCAGTTATTTAGTTGTCAAAAACAAGGAGGTTAGTCATGCCAAGCAGCAACCGCAACAAGAACCCTATGAGTCCCAAAGCTGATTATCAGAATAGCAATATGGCTAATTCTGTTCATCAACGCCCAAGTGAAGTAAATCAACAGATTGCCAAGTCTGTGCGCCCCCAGTTGCCCAGAGACGGGTCTGCTGGGATGGAAAGATGGACACCTGGCACGTTGCCTATGGGTGGGTTTCGGTCAGTAATTGACTTTTCTGGAACGCCTAGTTACAACACCAAGAAGTCACCTACCTCTGGCGGTGGTGGAAAGGTTTACTGAAATGGCAAACAATATTGCTTTCCAGGCAATGGGGAAGACTTACAAGGCTAACGTCACAACTGCAAGCCAAGTCATCACCATTACGCCAGACAGTCCTTGCAATCAGATTTGTGTGGCAAATCACCAACCTACTGGTGCTACTGGCTACCCTGTGTATTTCAACATTTCTAATGTGACTATCACTTGTACAGCCCCGTCTAACGG